GTGGGAGATGCTCCTGATTTGAATCCAAGCTTGAAAACCAGTTTCTCGAAGAGGTTCAAAATTGGTCTCCTTTCAAACTCATCACTAAAAATCTAAATCTAGGCTCTCTCACTTTGACTCAGAATGCGATCCAGTGAAAAATTTATCAACCACCGACTGAAGAAACTCAGGCGTGGTCCGAAACTCATACACCCCACAATGCGACACTGGAATGGAAAAATCAGCATAAATCTCCACTCCCAATTCCATCCTCAATCGATAGCAAAAGTAAAAGTCCTCGGGCAAATACCACTCCGGAATCAACCCAGTTCCCACTCGGAAAACATCCCAACCAGTCTCGGTCAATTGTCCACCACGGCGGAAAGCCGGGTTGGATCGGTAAGTGTTACTGAGCTTACAGATCTTTTCCGCAATATGTTTCTCTATGAGTAAAACCGCAGTGTTTATGTATTCGACCGAAGCCAATCCAGAATCATCCATCATAAAAATCTTTCCACAGGTGATCACAGGTTCACCATTCGGAGAAAATCCCTTCAATGGAATGGGAACTCCTATTACACCAACATTCCTGGACAGAAGCTTAGTCAAAGACCCCCGAGGAAGCCCAATATCCGCGTCCAAAAACAACATGTGCGTAAACTGCGACTCCTGAACGAAGAATGAGATAAGATCATTTCTGGCATGAGTGATAAGGGAATTGTTTCCAATAGTAATCACTGTGACTAGGAATCCATTCCGGTTAGCTTCATCCATAATGCCGATCACCGAATGAAGATAATCCGTGTGAACCATGCAACCATAGGCGGGAGTTGCGATCAACACGTGAATCGGTTGATTTTGTTCTGGAAATGACTTGACTTCTCCTTCCACCTTCCTCCATTTCATAGCGGAAATCCTCCTTTCTTTTTAGTTTTGGCGTGAGCCTTGAAAAACTCCTCCCAATTATCCCACTTGACGGACATTGTTCGATCTTTGAAAGTCTGGATCATAATTTCATCAATGCTGGGACCAAAATCACGTTGCTTAGAAGCCAAGTCGTGGATTCCTGGCCTGAATTCAGATGTAGCATTCCAAACCGCACCACATACCGCATCGGCCAGGTCTTTGGAAGCGCCAGCGGGATGATCCACCTTATGCTTATCATCATATTCCAACATAAACAACTCTCTTCGGTAGACCAAATTCTCCGGATGTCTCAATCTCCGCTCCAAATACAGCGCTACCAGATTCAAATATTGCTCATCAGTCTTATCAACCGAAAGCCGGTCCACATTGAAATTGCTTCGTTTCAAAAGTTGAAGCGTATCTAAGCTCTGATATTGGTCAAAAGTGACTTTAGCAATATTGATTCCCCGCTCCCTCATCCACAGAAGGAATTCCCGAATCTTCCAGATAGGGACTTCATCATCCGGGTGCCGATCATCTCTTTCGAATCCCACTATGAAATCCAACGAAACGATTGGAAGCGGTCCCAGCTCTGTGTCCTTAATTCCCGACACATAAGCCGAGGCCATTCCAGTTCGGTCCCTACGAGTGCCTAAGTCCACGTGGATGTATCGCGGATGTTCTTTACTTTTGACAAAACTCAAATTGAAATAATCCTGAATCTTTACAGAATCCTTGGAAGATAAAGTGATGATGTCTCTACCGAATGGCGATGGTTCCTTGGCTAGACAGTCCTCATAGGCAAAAATACTCCTGAACAGCCTGCCCTCGGATCCTACCGAAATACCGAGGACATCTTTCACAGCTCGGACTGGATCTTGCTCAAAAGACCTGCGGAATTCGACGGGGACATCTTTGAAATAAGTTCGCACTTCAACGGGAAGTTCCTTTATCGCCATTGACAGGGGAAGGTCCCTAATCCTATCAATGAACTCGGGAGGCACTTTGAAGTATTCGAGCACTGCTGCTAAATCGCTATGATTATCCACTATGCGAGGAGATACGAATTCAGCACCAGTAAAAACCCAAAATGTCTTCGATCCATAAGCAGACCTTCGAATCTCGAATCCCACAGCACTTATCACTTTCACAGAAGGATCATTGGCAGATTCTCTTATTCGAGACTCGACAAAACTACTGGGCTCTTCAGCCGAACTGACCAAGATAGAAAGACCCATGTCTTTCCCTTTCACCACAAAGCGGGATTTTCTCCGATTGGCCACAGCGGTATAGATTTCCTGAGCCTTGCGAAATGGATCTTTAGCACGGTAGAAATTGGCCTCATCCAGAACCGCCCCAATCAAATTTAATCCAATCTGGTGTTCGAAAGTGGATCCAGAATAAATCACAATGTCTCGGTTGCCCAATCGGATCTCACTATCAATATCAGTGTCTCGGGAAAATTCATTGCGAAAATATGGAGTTGCGTCTAACATTTGTATCAGAGTTCCATAGCCGGTCCTCATAGCCTGTTTCAATGTGACGCTGAAATAGATGAAACTGATAATGGTTCCTTCCATAAGACCGAAGAGAAACGGAATGGGTCGAAAACAACTCATTTCATAAATCTTCCGCATCAAGAGGACGTTGGCAAAAGTAGTCTTCCCTCCACCAATGCTACCAATGATGATTACCTCATTGAATGATCCCGAAGCCACTTCCACAAATTTCTCTTTCCAGAAATCGGCCAATTGGACTGCGGGACCACAATACTTGGGATTGTCTATCCATAAGTGGGGAGGAATAATATCGGATACCTGTTTAGCAACAAGACCGGATAATCTTAGTCTCTTGAAAGCAGACTTTATTTCCTTTCTCATCAATTTAGCCCTTTGGCTCTAGAAAATTTCGGAACTTCCTTAGATGGCTTACGTTCAGCTTGCTTTTTAGCCAATAACTTATAAACTAACCTTTCAACTTTTCTAATATCTTTAGCATCCAAAGTAAGTAATATATTCACGACTTCTTCTACAGATGATGAATCTTCAAGCTCTTTACGAACCTTCTTTGACTCGCGAATTAGATTTATCTCTACCGGGATAAACTTATGCAGTGTAGATATCATTTGCTCTATTTGCTTAGCAGACAATGAATCACTCTTTTCCTCCAACATCTTTTCATACTTAGTAACTAAAAGGTCCCTGGCTTCAGTTAAGAACTTTAGTGCTCGATCCAGATCTCTATAGCGAAAAGTCAGCTGTTTTTCTTTATCTGCCATGATTGTTCAACACTTACTGGCGGGTGGTATGCGTCACAATCCCGACAAACTATGGGAACGATTGGAGTTTTCAGCCAGATGTAGTTTCCATAAGTCAGAACAGATTCAGAAGTTTCTGGACGGGATTTCAGATCCTTGCAAGGTGGTTTCAACGTTCTCAATCTTAGAGCTGGGCAATAAAACCCCTCTCGCTCCAAAATTTCATCAATTTGGTCCGGTTTCATCGTCTGAACCTCCATCCATGTCCCCATAAATTCCCAAACAAAACAACTTTCGATCCGAAAGCGGGATCTTTATAGTTTCTCCATCATATCCATAATCACTCAAAATCTTGGACAAAAACAAAGAATTAAAATCATCTGAAGATTGATCTGATATAACATCACTAGCCGAACTGATCAATCTAAGCAACTTTTGATGAGTGGGAAAGCGGACCTCCCTTCCAGCTAAAAGGAAAAAGAAGAAGAACACGTCTTCACGAAACTTCTCATACAAATATAGTAAAATCCGAAAATCAATCCTATACCTCAATGATAGCAACAATAACACCGCAACGTCACGATTAACCTTGACCTCGGCCCAAGACTTATATCCATCAGTCTTTTCTTCTATAACTGGCTCGCCGCGGTCCTCCAATTCCAAACTCTCCGATATATAGTATCATTACTCAATATTCGGCAAAGGTCTTCTTGGCTTCTATGTAACCTCATTTGGGATGCAAAGTCAATTAAGGAAGTAATATCATCTGAAGAAGAACCAGGCGAATCTTCTTCCTCATCATCCAGAAAAGACTCAGATAATGGAACCAAGATAGAATGACCTCTTCGATCATGATAACGTGCTAAAGTAATCCGGTCCTTGACTATACAATGAATGAAAGAAGTAAGTTTGCCCCTAGTGAAGTCAAAATGCCTTACCACATCCAAAATTTTCACTATACAATTTTGAAAAACATCATCATCAGTGCAACCATACTTCACCAAGAGCATAATAACCATAACTTGAATTACAAAATAAAACTCCAAAGAAGTCAAACCATAGTGGTCCAGAACATCTCTAATGAACATCTCTTTTTTCTTCCGAGACTGCTTAGCCAACCAGGCAATGAAATCCTTAGCGGTCCAATGTTGACCGAACAGGTCAACCTCAGGAAGGAGAATCCGCCCAATCGCTAGACTTGGTGAGAAATTTTTGGCCATACTTCCACAACATATAGTGTCATCATGACCCAAGCACTCTACACAAAGTATTATAGTCCAAAACGAGAATTCCTCAAAGAGGAAAATTTACAAAAAATTTTATCCGATCAAAATTTTTCTCTTGACAAATTTTTTGAACAGATTATAATATACTCAGAAAATACGACGGAGGTGGGAAGATGAGGGCGGTAATCAAACAGAGAGAAGGAGGGGCCAAGGTAGTGAAGATCTTCTTCAGATATGACCCCGCCCTAGTCGCGAAAGTTCGTGAACTTCCACAAAGACGCTTCGTAAACGATTCCAAAGTGAAGCACTGGGAAGCCCCAGCCCTCCCCAGCACCCTTGAACTTCTCAAGAAGTGGGGATTTAGCATCGAGGACCAAACCCAATCCGAGACCAATAAAATCTCCCTTCCTGAGGGACTCTCCCTTTTCCCATTCCAAGAAAAGGGAGTCCAATTCATTGAGGCCAGAGGCGGCCGGGCCCTCATTGCAGACGAACAAGGCCTGGGTAAAACCATCCAAGCTCTGGCTTGGCTCAGGCTCCATCCCGATAAGCGACCCACCGTTGTAGTCTGCCCCAACTCAGTCAAACTGAATTGGGCTAGAGAAGCCAGGAAGTGGCTCGATGAAGCTACTTCCATCCACGTCATTTTTGGAAAAGACGCTGACACTCTCCCCAAGGCCGACATTTATATCATCAATTATGACATCCTCTTGAGTTGGCTTAGCCAGCTCAAGATAATGGATCCCAAAGTTCTGATCATTGATGAAACCTCGATGATCAAGAACAAGTCTGCAAAGCGGACCAAAGCTCTTCAAGAGCTCGCCCGAGGGGTTCCGCATATAATCGGACTCAGTGGAACCCCAATCATCAACCGTCCTGTGGAAGGATTCACCATCCTTCATATGATAGATCCCAGAACTTTTCCCAAGTTCTGGGACTATGCTCAAAGATACTGCGGGGCCCGCTGGACCCGGTTCGGATGGGACTTCAGCGGTGCTTCTCGGACCAAAGAGCTTCATGAGCTCCTCACATCCACGGTTATGATCCGTCGCAAAAAAGCCGATGTCCTAACCGAGCTTCCTGATAAAATCAGGACAGTGGTTCCCATCCAGTTTGAATCCAAAGAATACAATAAACTAGAGAGGGAGTTCAGAGACTGGCTCCATGAAGAGAAGGGAACCCGAATCACGACCATCCTGTCTAAGATTGAATATCTTAGACAATTTATAGTCAACAAGAAACTTCCTCAAGTCATAGAGTGGCTTGAGGATGTTCTGGAAAGCACTGGTGGAAACGGAAATGGAAAGGTGGTAGTCTTCTACCACCATAAGGAAATTGGAGACAAACTGGAATCCCATTTCCAAAAGATATCAGTCAGGATAGATGGAGACACCCCCGCCCAGAAGCGACAGGAGTATGTTGATCAGTTTCAGAACAACCCGGAAATCCGGGTGTTTCTGGGGAACATTCAAGCCGCTGGAATGGGAATCACCCTAACCGCGGCCAGCACTGTTGTATTCATAGAACTCCCCTGGGCCCCGGCCCTCCTGGACCAGGCGGAGGACCGATGCCACAGGATTGGTCAAAAGTGTGCAGTCAATGTCTACTACCTTGTCGCCGCCGGGACCATCGAGGAGGATATGGCAAAGGTTCTGGATCAAAAGCGGCAGGTGGTAAAGATGGTCCTGGACGGCAAGGAAGCCGAGGCTGACGAGAACCTGGTTCGGCTTCTGGTGGAAGAAATTGAGAGGAGGGCATGATGGAAGAGTCAAGATTCTGGTGGTGCAAGGGCCTCCAGCAATGGAGAGCCACTTGCGCCGGATGCGAAAATGCCTATCCGGATTGGCAGAATTGCATCTGCCAACACCGACCAAAACCAAAAGTGGAGGTGCGCCATGAAAAAGATAGTAGCCAATGTGAGCGAGAGCATCCTGTCCAGTTTCAACGAACGAGGTTACCACAACAAGTGTCAGATGCCAGCGGTGGTCAAGTTCCCAAAGGGGAGACCCCCAAAGGCGGGATGGCCATGTGTGGTTCTAGTGAGCAAGGAAGACCGCTGGTATCGAAGCCACCGAGGACTCGAAAAACTCGAAAAGCCGGACGAGGTCGAAGGCGAAAAACTGGTGGTAAGAATCTATCCAATACCAAATCCAAAACCGGCTAAGTTTGAGCTCCTGTGCCTAGAACTCAGGGGTGGAGAAATCCTGGATGCTGAGGCTTTGGCTACGGGATTCTCCATCCGTGAGGACAAGCGGGGGATCCTCTACTGCCTGGCTCTCCGAACCCCAATGAGCCGGGCCAAGGCAGTGGCTCAGAAATTCATTGGGGACGGGAAGTGAAAAATTTTTTCGATGGTATTTTTTCTCTTGACAAATTTTTTGAACAGATTATAATATACTCAGAAAACATGATGGAGGTGCGAAAATGGCGATCCGGAATTTGAAAGCATACACCCTCAACACAGCTGCGAGATTTTACCCATTCCTCACCGAGGACCCCTGGACCCAGGAGGACCTCGGTCAAGTAGCCGAGCTGGTAGCCCTCCTCGGCGACCCTAAAGCGGTCCACCGGGAGCTCTACCACCTGGCCCGCGATCTGGGCTGGAGGAAGGTCAACAGGCCCGGGTCGTGGGATAGGAAAGTTTGGAGAAGATTGCCGTGAAGAATTGGCTTGAAGGAATTTTGAGATTCGACTATAATATCTCCAGAAGCCATCGGGCAGAAGAGGGGACTGAAAGGCAATGAAAGAGAATCTCAATCAAGTCTTTAAGATGCCCCGAACCCCCGATGGCTATTCTACTTTTGTAGAGGTGAAAAATGGATGAGACCCTAGTAAGAAAAGCCATCGCCCTTTGCCCCGCCACGAAAGTCATTCCTCACTGGCTAGATGAAGAAGACCTGATACAAGAAGCATGGCTCGCCGTTCTGGAAAGCCGCCGCACTTATCAAGACGGGAAATCAAGCCTCGACACCTGGGCAATCAACTATATTCATTACCGGATGAAAACCCTGGCCTCCAGGTTCTCCGAATCCTCACAAGAGATCCCCATCTCAAATTTTTTCCCCACCGAGGATGAAGACGGAGACAATGCCGTCGATAAGGTCCCCTCCCTGGAGAGCCAGGGTTTTCTCGACATCTATTCAGGCCTCTCCAATGAGGCAAAAACACTGGTAAAAATGATCCTTGCCAGTCCATCTGAATTTATCAGAGACACTCCAAGAGAGTCCCGGGCATATGTCCGGAATTACCTAAGAAAGCTAGGATGGAAGTGGAACCAGGTATGGGGAGTGATCAACGAAATCAAAGCACAACTGTCATACTAAGCTAGAGAGGAGGTAATCCAGATGAAGATGGATTACCTCCTTTCTTGTCTCGGAATCCGTCCAGCACCCCCAGGCCATAAACACTACCGCCAGGGGTGGATAAACATAGAATGTCCCTGGTGCACGGGAAACCCTGGATACCACCTTGGTTGGAACATAGATGGAGAATATTTCTATTGCTGGAGGTGTGGGTGGCACGATACAAAAAGCACCATACGGAAACTAGCCGAGGGACTTGACTGGAGAGAGCTTTCAGACATAATAGAAAGAGCCGATGGCATACCAATCCCAAAAGGAGGTGAAAAGAGACAACAAAAACAACCGAAACAATTAGATTTGCCATCAGGATGCGGGCCCCTTCAGAGATCACACAAATTGTATCTCGAAAAGCGAGGCCTGGATCCTGAAGAAATAGAGAAAGAATGGGGGGTCCTGGGAACCGGGCCAGTTTCAGTGCTGGACAGTTTAGATTTTAAGTACAGGATCCTCGCTCCAATCTTCTGGAGAGGCCAAATGGTCTCATTCCAAGCTAGAGACATTACAGAAAAATCTCCAACGAAATATAAAGCATGCCCAACCCATAAGGAAATCATCAACCACAAAGATATTATATACTTACACCCAGAGTCTTTATCTTACAACTCAATTATTGTGGCAGAAGGTATTTTTGACGTTTGGAAATTAGGAAAAAGATCCGCCGCAACATTCGGCATTGGATATAAGATCTCTCAAGTTAGAATTCTAGCATCACTTTTTGATCGAATAGTCATTCTCTTTGACAATGAACCTAAAGCTCAAGCTCAGGCCAGTAAATTAGCCTCGGAACTTGGAATGCTCGGAAAGAAAGCAAAAGTGGGGAGGCTTCCAGACTGGATAAAGGACCCGGGATCTCTTCCACTTAGTGATGCGAGAAAGCTAGCTCAGGACCTTCTGAGCTAGAATTAAATCCCAAAAGAGAGGTTAGCATGGACACTATAGACAGACAAGTATCACTCACTTCATCCAATTACAACGAAGCCAACTCCGAAACAATCATACCAGCCAGGATTGACTTCTTACAAGATCCTGAAATAAGTCAACTACCCCCGAATAAATTCGGGGGCTTGCATCTAACCGCAAGCGGTTGATGCTTCAGGGCCTGTTGACAAAGGCCCATCCGTCAGCGCCTCAAGATAGACCTGACGGATATTGGTTGCGGCTACAATATCTGCATGACCACTAAAACCACAGGAGGTGCAGTGAAAGATATGACCCTTGCGATTGCCTTTAGCAACGAACCCACACTTTGGACAGCGTTGGCTAGTATGTTTGGGATTGACATAAACCACAGCAATGCCACGTTCAGCGGCTTTGTATTCGATGAATTGACCAAGTTGTCCAAAGGCCCAGGTGTGTTGAATACACCGCTGTTTTTTAGCAACACGAATACGGTCTCGGATATGTTTCAAGTTTTCCATAACAATCACGTCACCGAACTTGCAAAGGTTGACAATCGCCTTAGAAATCCTGTGGTTGAGATCAGCCATCCAGCGGCGCTCCTTTCCCGACAGCCGTCTCAAGAGGCGTTTGGCCCCCTTCGTGCCTTTGGTCTGAAGCGCCTGCCGCAACCGAGCGTATCGCTTTCGGATGTGCATGGCCTGCCGTCCGGAAAACTTCAAACCAGTAGATGTGGTAGCAAGATTATAAATGCCACGATCAACGCCGATGATGTTGCCGTCTTTCGGCGGAAACGGGACTTCGCGGTTCACGACGATATGGATATAGAATTCTTTGGTTCTGCGGTTGTAACACAAAGTAGCGGCGGTAGGCTTTTGCCCAGCAAGAAGACCGCGCTGGAAGTCGCCAATATCAAGTTTAAGTTTAAGTCTACCGTTGATGGTGGCGATAGAAACCTCTTCCCGTTTCTCAATAAAAGAGAATGTGCGAGCATCAAGACTCATGCTGGTAGGGTTAAACTTCTTGGGTTTAGGTTGCTTATGTTTCTTTTTGATGGCTCCAGTTACACGTGCAATGGCACGGATAACAAGGTTAGCATGCAGGTCGTATTTCTCTTTAATGGTGTAGTAGCAAAGATGGTGCAACTTTATCTTGTTAGTTGTTTTGCTACTCAACGAAACCTGCAGAATATCATTGCAGGCAGCAGCAAACCGGTTCAACGTTTCCAGAAAGATAGCAGCTTGTTTAGCATTAACTTGAAGTTTGCATTTGACAGTTTTAACGGTTTTCATGATTATATTATATCACATATAAGAAAGGAGGTGTCAAGAGCGCATTCCTCTGTCGGCTGAAGCCGACAGTCTCCTGCGCTCAAATTCGATGAAATTCTCAAGCGAGGTAGAAAGAAGTAGGCCCTAAAAACAGGAAAACAGCATCCAATATCATCTAATAATTAAAACACCCAAGGAGGCCAAAGATGGACACTGCAGGAAAAAATAGCAAGGAAACTGGAATAATATATAAACATGACCCACAATTGGACCTTAAGCTCAAAGGATTCTTAACAGTTGCAATAGATGTGTGTCCAAAATTCTTCAAAATGGAAGACTTGAAACTTCTACTAGATGGAAAAACCAAGGAGGATTTATCTAAGGTCGGACTATACCTAAGACTACTGAGAAAGCATGGCTATGCTAAGAAATTCTACTACAGAAATTCACTCACCAAACGGACCGTTGGCACAATATGGACCCTCACTGAAGAAAAGAACAAATTTCCAGATGATATGATAGTAACTCAAATACTAAAGGATGACCTTGAGCTAATGAACCCACCACGCAATGGAACATACTACGAAGCAATGAAAAATACGAAGAAAAAATCGATTAGATCTAGTAACCAATTACCGGAAGAGAGCCTAATTGAAATAGGAAAAAACCTAATTGAAGTGGGAAAAAGCCTAATTGAAGTGGGGAAAAGCCTAATTGCGAAAAATCAGCAACCAGAAAAAAGCCTAATTGAAGAAAACCAACAAAACCAGCAAAACCAGCAATTAGGAAATGCAAATGATCAAAAACCACAACAATATTCAACACTTACAACACCAGATGGAGCCGGCGCGGGTTTTGAAGAGGGCCAGGATTGCGAATTGGGACATGGGAGTATCTTCGATACTCCCTGTATTATATATAACAACAGTACTGATAATAAAAACAATAATGATTATAATCATAATATGGAAAATACGAAGTATTTTCCATGTCCAGACCCCTCTCCAAATCCCCCTTCTAGTGGAAATGGAGAAACTGGATCGATCAAGTCATCCAAGTCCAAATCCTCCAATCCCGAGGAAGAAAAATTTGAAGACAAAAAATCAAGCACAGACAATCCCCCCTCCAAGCCATCTGGAGAGAATAAACCCCGCAAAAAGCGTCAAGTTAAAATCCCCCCACTCTGGATGAGTGAGTATGACATCCAGGATTTCTGGAACGAGCCCATTACCCCAACCATGTTTGAAACGTTCAGAAAGTTCTACCCCAAGATCGACTGTCTTGGAAAAGCCAGGATGGCGTGGTCCAAGATATGCAAGAGACCGAGGGACAAACGTCCAACTCTCGGTCAGATCCTCGGTGCCATAGAGGCACAGAAGAAATCAGAAAGATGGCAGGAGCCCCAATTCATCCCAGATGCAGGAAACTGGCTCCTCCAGGAAAGATGGAACGATGACCCTTCCAAGCTTGTCTTGTTCAAGAAGCGCCAAGTGGTTGAAAATCCTCCGACCAAGGATTCCACAACCAAACCCAAACCAGACTATTCATGGCTGGACAATGTGGAGTCAATAGAACTAGACCCCAGATCCCTTGGCTGGGATGGGAAGATACGTCCGCTAGGAGTGAACCCGAACTTGCGTTTTCGTGGCTGGGAGCCAGGATTCCGTGATTGGTGGTAAATTTTTCTGATTTTTGTGACGGCGGCTATAATGAATATTGAAAACCGAAAATACGAAAGGAACAAGGATGGACAGGAGACATAGAGAAGTCTCGAGGACAATGCTACTGGAGCTTTGTGGGGTTCCTCCAAGAGTAATTTCTCTTCTCAAGGAGGAAGATTTTTCTCTGGATGGGCCCCTCTCGAACCACCTTGGTGAGAGTGTTTACCTCTGGGGACCACCGGGGAGTGGAAAGACCGTTATGGCTGTAAGAATTATGGCTGGAACCATGGTCAAGATGAAAGCCAACTTGCCTTCCAGTAGAGATGAAATCATAAAAGCACTCTCGAGTGACCTTCCTAAATTTGCCAAAGAATTCAGGTTTGTGTCGTTGCCATTACTCTATAGCAATCTGAGATCCCTGTATAGCAAATTGAAAACATTCGACGTAATTGTCCTTGATGAAGAATATGCTGAACAACAAAACATTGATCCTGTCGACCAAATTCAAAAAGCCAAGTACGTAATCCTTGACGACCTTGGAGCAATACGGATGACACCATGGGCATATGAGACGACTTTCCAGATAATCGAGTATCGCTATAACTGGGTGCTACCAACGGTATTTACCTCCAACTTTTCGCTAAAGGAACTAGCTGAGAGATTATCAAATGACAAAATTCCAACAAGAATAAGTGAAATGTGTAAAGATCACATCGTTCACATCACCAAAAGCGAATCTGAGTTTCTCAAAGACCTTGAGTAGGAACTAGGTGATCATGGCTTTTGAAGAAGAGGCACTGGAATTCATTGAACGGAAAATTGTTGAAGCTCTAATCCTCTCGGAAGAATTTACCAAGAAGGTCCTTCCGTACCTAGATCCCAAGATTCTAGAGTCCGATGCTGCTAGAACTATAACCAGATGGTGCTTGAATTACTGGAACGAATATGCTAAGCCTCCACGAGAAAACATTAGAGCTATCTTCTATTCCCATCTTTCCAAACTCAGCAAAGATATGGCAGAATGGATTGAGACAGTCTTAGCATCTATTTATGCTTCTCTTGCCAGCAACGAAGATCCTGACCTTGACTACCTGATAGATCAATCGATTCAATACCTGCGAAAACGAAGAATTATCTTTCAGATGAACAAAGCCGCTGAATGTTTAGAACGAAATGAAATTGATAAAGCCGAGTCAGCACTCTGGGAAGGAATTGACATTGATGCTCAATCGGAGTTTGGAATCCCCATCGATCCTTTTTCGGAGGATACGTTTCCTAAGATCCAAAAGGCCTTTGCTGAGAGGGCAGACCCTCTCATTCGAACCCCAAAGGCCCTCGGGAAATTCTGGGACCGAGAGTTTTACCGGGGGGCATTTGTGGCCTTGATGGGGAGGGAGAAAATTGGTAAAACTTTTATGTTGATAGAACTTGCGATGAATGCGATTCGAACCGGTTCCAAGGTTTTGTTCTTCCAAGCTGGAGATATGACCGAGGAACAACAACTGAGAAGAATAGCTATTTGGCTTGCTAGAAGATCCAATGAGCCTTGGTATTGCAAGGGAATGTGGATACCTGAGTTGGATTGCTGGAAGAATTTGACAGATATGTGTGATAAGCAAGTAAGAGAAGACTTTGGTGAGCAAGTATTTCCATCTAATGCTGACAAGAAGAAAACATTGACAATGGATATGCTGGTTAGTGTGGCCAATGACTTCCAGAACCATAAGACATGTAGAAACTGTGATGAGATCGAAGGTTTTCCATGGCTTAGATGGCAACCTCCAGTTCCTGCTTTGACTGACAAAGAAGCCCACGAATTACTTACCAAGTTTGGGAGAACACACAAAGGATCCTTCAGATTACTTACATATCCGAATGAGACACTTAACACTAGGGAAGTTAGAAACAAGATTCTCTTTTTGAAGCGCAATGAAGGATTTGTCCCAGATGTAATCATAATTGACTATGCAGATATAATGGCTCCAGATCCAGATTCTTACAGAATGGACTATCGACATCAGCAAGGAAGAACATGGCAGAGATTACGTGCTATATCTCAAGAATTTAATTGTCTTGTGATTACAGCTACCCAAATTAAGGCCCAAGGATACAAAAGAGAACTTCTTACAATGAGTGATTTTAGTGAAGATAAACGTAAATTTGCCCATGTGAGCGCTATGTATGGATTAAACCAAAGTGTAGAGGAAAAGAGAATTGGTATTATACGGATCAACGAAATCGTGGTTAGAGAATCTGACTATGACCCGCTAAAACCTGTTTGGCTTCTAGGGAGACTTCAGATAGGGAGACCGGTTTTGTGGAGCTTTACAAATTTTTGATTGAAATTTTTCTTGAATTCGGGTTTTTATCTATAATACCTAGTAGAGAGGCAATTCATAAATGATTCGCATAGCCAAAGAAAGACTAGCCAACGCCGCAATAGAACTGAATGAAGTATTAGGATTAGAACCAAAAATAAATCCAGAGGAAGAAGACAAAGTATATCTTGCTACATGTCTTAGAGAAGCTGCTACATTGATTGACTGGAATCATGATGTGATATCAGAGGAGACAAAGACAGTATTATCCAGACTAGGGGCCGATGTTCCGAAGGTTACACCACTTAAGAGTGAACGAGCAAGACTGAATAGAGCCAAGACACTGTTTGAGATCCAAAAGAAACAGAAGGCCAAAAACATCCTAAGAGACTTTGAGAAACTCGAAAACAAAAAACGAAGGAAACCATACGAACGAAGGAAAAAAGTGTGGATGTGGAATAGACTAGCAAGAATAGAAGCTGTAGCCATAGCGGCTGAAAAAGCGGACTTTAAGTTTGATTCAATAATCGAACTGGCCAAAGCTGGAAATAAGATCTATGTAGAATCCGGTGGAAAATCTAATGTGAAGAGGACAATACCAGAAGCAATGCGTTTCGTGAAAGTGTGCCGAGGATTGTCTTTCTTGAGGGACAAGTTGCAAATCAATAGTTTTATCAAGAGACTGGAGGAGGAAAATGCGGGTGGAAATAAACTCGAGTGAACTGAAAGACATAGTCAGTTTGATGGAACCAGTATCTTCACTAGAAGGAGCTATAATACCATATGAGTTGATGATTAGCCAAATAGGTCTAGTATCTCAATCGTTTTCAGTAGGTGCGAAGGTCCCGCTTCCAGAATCAATAAACTCTTGCTTAGGCATTACGCTTTACAAACAATTCTTCGAGATAGTTAGATCTTTGCCTTCCGATCAAACAGTGAAAATTGGGGTAACCGGATCTACCATGACAATGAAATGTGGAAGTATAGATTGTTCCTTTACTCTCCATCCTACAGAAATTAACTCTATGTGGACCGATGAACCGAAATTTGATACAAGCATACTATTGCCTAAAAGTTTCCCTAGTTTGTTGAAGAAAGGAGCATCCATAGCATCAAAAAGTGTTAGTAACCCACATCTCAAATATGTCCATCTTACCCCATTCGGATTAGAAGCTGCTAATGGTCCAAGGGCGTGGAAGTCGGAATTTCACTCATTCGAATTTAATGGAAGTCTGGTTTTTGACATTGATGTGGCTCAATGCTTAAGTAAGTATGAATTTAACTTGCTAAAGGTATCCGAGGACATACTGGAGTTTGGCTCTGAAGGAAGTAGTTTGATTGTGAGAGTAAGACCTGCTGGAATAACTTTTCATGAACTTGGTTGGTTTTGGAGTAGTGTAAGTGGTGCGGTTCTCTATGATAGATCAACACTTCCAATGATAGAACCGGTGATAAAGAGAGCGTCTCTTTTCCTTAACGATGAAAATTTTGTGAGGATAAAGAAGGAAGGATTGATCTTGAGTGTAGAAGGGGAAAGTAGCTACGGTAAATTTCATGAACAACTGGAATGTGACGATGATGACTTAATCTTTGATATCCGGATAGACCATAAGTTCCTTTTGAACGAATTTGATAATTGCAACAAATTTGGATTGGCTGAGCTGAATTCAGTGGGCGTGCTAATCCTTCAAAAGGAGGATGAAGAATCAAGACAGACATATGTTGTAGCTTTGGTCAAATGATCCAGCCACTTATCATTTTTCCTCCCAATTCCCTGAATGGAGTAGAGGGGAGCTGCAAGGAGTGTGGTCTTTTTCAAAAGGCCAAGTCTCCTTGCATTCTCCCATATGGATCCGGAAAAAAGCGTATTGTGATCGTTGGAGAGGCACCAGGGGAGTCGGAGGATGCATGTGGAAAGCCCTGGCAAGGTCGAGCTGGGAATCTCCTTAGACGAACCCTTGAAGGGCTGGGGATAGACCTTTTTGAGGATTGTATCAGCGTAAATGCAGTCAACTGTAGACCGGTTGGCCCGTCCGGAGACAATCGAACCCCAACGAGGAGGGAGATAGCTTGCTGTAGAGGGAAGGTCCTCTCTGCCATAGAGAAAGCTAAACCAAAGTTGATCCTTCTCCTTGGAGCTTGTGCTGTGGAGTCTGTGATTGGAAGCTCTTGGAAGAAGGATATTGGTGGCATGGAGAGGTGGTCCGGATGGAAAATACCAGACCGGAAAATGAAGGCATGGATTTGTCCAACTTATCACCCCAGTTTTGTCTTGAGGGCTAAGGGACCTGAGGTATCCAATGTCTGGACTAAACACTTGAGAGAAGCCCTAGCTAAGCTAGAGGAACCTTTCCCCAAGTTTGATGATGAGTCCAAGTTAATCAAGATTATGGACGGTTTATCTTGGCTAGAGACAATTCCCAACGATTCCATAATTGCTATTGATTATGAGACTACTGGACTCAAGCCCTGGGCCAATGGTCATAGAATCGTGGCTGTAGCAATTGCTGTTAGCCCAGATCAAGCATTTGCATCTCTAATTGCTCCAATAACTGCAGAAAATTGCTCGGATTCAGGATACCAAAAATTACTCTGTAACGTTTTAACTAATCCAAACATTCGTAAGATAGCACATAATCTCAAGTATGAAGAAAGATGGTCCAGAACCATCCTTGGATGTGAGGTAAAAGGATGGATGTGGGACACCATGCTTGCAGCTCACATATTAGATAATCGACCTGGTATTGTTGGATTAAAATTCCAATCATACGTCAATTTTGGCATAGCTGACTATGATGAATCAGTTGCACTTTTCCTTCAATCCGACAGCAAAAATTCCAATTCTAAAAATCGTGTAGAACAGCTTTTATCATCTCCTGAACGAATCCGAGATCTTCTAACGTATTGTGGAATGGATGCATTGCTTACTTATCGCTTGTTCCAGATTCAGAAAAGACAAATGTTACAAAATCGATCTCTTCTCAAGGCATACTGGTTCTTTCATGATGGTCTCTTGGCCTTAGCCGATATGGAGCAAAATGGAATTAGGGTAGATGTTGAAGACTGTGAAACTAAGAAACGAGAACTTGCTAATAGGATTGACCAGCTTTCCAATGAAGTCAGAGAATCTGAGTTTGGGAGGGAGTGGCAGCGGTTCATTGGACCGGCCAGATTTAATGTCAATTCCAGCGACCAATTGTCTAAATTTCTCTATCAATACAAAAAAATTCAACCAGTAAAGACTACAGGTTCTGGACGTGGATCTACGGATGATGAAGCTTTGAGGGAGCTAGGCATATCAGAGTTGGATAAGATTCTTGAAATCCGCAAGCTCAAAAAAATTAGGGAGGCCTATCTCGATCTCTATCTGAGAGAACAAGTCAATGGGATTATTCATCCTTTTTTCCATCTCCATACCACCAGAACCTTTAGGAGTTCATCTGAAGCTCCAAACTTTCAGAACATTCCAAAACGTGACAAAGAGCTCATGCAGATTTGCAGAAGGGCTTTGATACCGAGACCTGGAAATCAATTTTTGTCTATGGATTTCTCTGGAATAGAGGTCAGGATTGCATGTGTATATACTCAGGATTCGAAACTTATAGATGACGTTATTGCTGGGGATATGCACCGTGATATGGCTATAGAACTTTTCATGCTTGATAGTCTTGATAAGCATCATCCAGATGAATCAATTTTGAGACAAGCTGCTAAGAACTCATTTGTTTTTCCAGAGTTTTATGGAGATTACTATGCAAATTGCGCCAGGAATTTGATCAAGTGGGCAACTATGGCAAAGCTCAAAGATGGAACACCAGCTTTGATCCATCTTAAGAACAAAGGACTAGTTAAGCTTGGACGTAAAGGTGAGCTGATATCTTTCGATAACTTTATAGAGCATGTTCGTAAGGTCGAAGATTCATTTTGGAATGAACGATATCGCCAATATACTCTGTGGAAAGACAAGATCTGGAGGTTCTATGTAAGACACGGATACATAGAGCTTTTGACTGGATTTAGATGCAGTGGATTGATGGATCGTAAACAAGTTACTAATTACCCTATACAGGGAACTGCCTTTCACTGTTTGCTTTGGGTCCTGATTGAGTTCAACAAAAAATTAAAACAAAATAAAATGAAGAGCATGCTTGTAAGCCAGGTCCATGATGAACTAGTTGTAGAATGTCCACCAGATGAAGTAACATGGTGTGCAAGGGAACTAAAAGATTTGGCGGAAGATAAATTGGTGAAAAATTGGTCATGGATCAACGTCCCGCTTAAGGTTGAATTTGAATTGGCTGGAGTTAATGAGCCGTTATCTCAGAAAAGCTTTTGGGAAAATTTTTGAACATATAAAAAATCTCAATGTGTTTGAAATATTGGCTATAATCAATGTAGAAGGGAAATGTTTCAGGAGAATACATGCCACTCCATCTGAAATATAGACCCAAAAGCTTTGATGAAGTGATTGGAAGAGCTGAGGTCATAGAGTCCCTTAAGAATGCTATTTCCAAACCGGATCCTCCTCATACATTTCTCTTTGCTGGACCCACTGGGGTTGGAAAGACGACTCTGGCCCGGATTTGTGCTGACTATCTGGGGGCCAGAGGAAATGATTTCATTGAGATGAATGCTGCGAACTTCCGTGGCATTGATACGGTGAGGGAGATCTGGAACATTACAGAGTTTCCTCCCCTTTGGCAGGGCTCTAAGAGTCGTTGTTGGATCATAGACGAAGCTCACCAGATGACAAGGGAGGCATTTGATGCTTTCCTCAAGCTTTTGGAGGAACCTCCCAGTCATACGTTCTTCTTCCTTTGCACCACACAGCCGGAAAAGCTTCCTCCGACTGTAAGAAGCCGGTGTGCTACCTACATGTTGGAGAGGCTTAGTTATGATGATATGTTGACTCTTTTGAGAAGGGTGGTGAGAGCTGAAGGTGAGAGACTAACTAAGGCAATCTATGATCAAATAATAGAGGAGAGTCAAGGTTTACCGAGAACGGCATTGCAACTATTGGAAAGAGTGTTAGAACTTCCAGAGGATGAAAGAGAGAATGCGGTCATAAAACTCTTATCTGATGAAGCTGCTAGTATAGAACTATGTAGAGCACTAATGAAACAAAACGGATGGAAGGGCATATGTAAGATACTAGAGAGACTAGACACTAAAGATGTAGAAAATGTAAGGAGACACGTCTTAAACTACTGTGCGTCTATACTGATGAAAGAAGATAATCCAATTGCAGGAGCGATAATGGAAGTATTCTCAACACCATTCTATGAAGGAAAGTCAAGACTAGTGCTAGCATGTTATACAGTCTATAAGGGAATAGCCAGATGAACTACCTGGAAGACATAAGCATAGACGAATCTGCATTAGACATTGAGTGGCTTAGACAACCATACCTGATGCTTGAATACGGGATGTATTGTGCTGACAAGAGAAAAGAGATGGACATATACAAGGAAGAGATAAAACTTGTAGAAGCCAAGCTAGACAAGAGAATACGAGAAAGCTCAGAAAGAAAAATGACCGAATCGGAACTAAACAGAATGATAGCTATGCAACCTGAATACCAAGAAGCGATGAAACGTTACATTGATGCCAAATACGAATACGAGATAGCATCTGCAGCCGTTAAAGCGCTTGAGACTAAAAAATCTGCACTAGAGAACTTAGTGAAACTGCATGGTCAACAATACTTTGCCGGCCCAAAGGTTCCTAGAAATTTGGAGAAAGAGTGGGAGAACATAAAAGGGAAATATGTAGACAGTAGAATTGCGAAGAAACTAAACAAGAGGGATTAGAGCATGGACTTCTGGACGATAATCCTTATAGCGATACTAGCTGTTACGATTCTAATGATCGTAATACCGTTTCTAATCTATGTCTGGAGTAAAGCACAGATGGCAGGATGGCTTACGACGTTTTTGCGAACACTGGAAGACTACAAGATATACTATGAAACTAAGGACGAACAACAAGAGGAGGAAGACGATGAAAACAGCAAATGGCACTAAGAAATATTTCGTTGGAAAAATACTATCGAGCATAGACAAATCCAGTAGCAACTTGGTTGGATACTTGAACTTACCACGTGGAATTCAGCTTTTCAATCCGAAACCTGGCTCAGTAGTATGGCTAGACTTTTTGCCTTACAGAGTGACTGACCCTAAGCATCCAGACAGAGACGATGCAAAAGATATTGCAACACCAGGATCCCTTTGGTATACAAGACCGTTCAAAATTCACAGAGGCGTGGGAATTGAGAACAAAGTCATTGTGTGTCCGTCATCTGTGGGTTCTAAATGTCCAATCTGTGAATACCGCTCCGTTCAGCTTAAAAAAGGTGTTACCTGGAATAGTATGCAGCCACTTAAACCATCAGGACGGAACCTTTATGTCGTTATTCCAAAGAAGTCGAAAGATCATGATGAAACCATACACATTTGGAATGTAGCTTTTCATCACTTTGGGAAGCTTTTAAGAGAGGAGTTGGAGGCAGATCCAGATTACGAAAGATTTCCATCTCTGGAAGATGGCTACACTCTCCGAATACGATTTGATGAGCAAGTTTTCGCTAAGAAGACATTTGGCACCGCAATTCGTATTGACTTTGAACCCAGACAAAAGCAATATGACATGTCCATACTTGACAAAGTTCCGAACTTAGATGAAATGCTTGTGGTGATGGGATATGACGAAATCAAGGATTTGTTTTTTGAAGGTGATCTTACAAGTTATAATAAGCAATCAGACAACCAGCAAGAGGATGAAGACATTAAGTCCTTCAGTAGCAAAGTCACTTTAAGTCGAGAGAGTTATGATGAAGATGAAGATGACGATGTCCCACTAGATGATTCGCCCACAAGACGAATAAAACTTGTTATTGATAAAGTTCCCGAATCTGGAGAAAAAAAGTGTCCGCATGGTTACGTATATAAGAGAGATGGTGGAAGTAGACCGGAATGCGAAACATGCAAGGTTTGGGATGAATGCACGAGGGATGACTAAAGATGCGGTTCCAGAGAAAGAATCCACCAAATCAAGAAGTGCCACTGGATGAACAAATATCGAAGCGGATTGAACAAGCTAAAGACAGAGGGAAGGAGGATTCAAAGAAAGAGGTCTGTCCTGTACGAATTATAAGCACGGGATCCACTCTCTTGGACCTAGCCATATCAGGCGGGATCTATCCAGAGGGTGGAATCCCTTTCGGCATAATGGTTGAAGTGTTCGGTCCTTCGGGGTCTGGAAAAACTGTCTTGCTGTGTGAAATAGCGGGGAGGATCCTCCGTGAAGGAGGCAATGTTATGTTCCACGATCCTGAGGGACGGCTAAACTTTCAATTTGCCACTCTCTTTGGGGTAGAGAAAGAGAAGATCTCCTACACCATGCCTAACACTATTTCCGAGGTCTTTCGATCCATCCGCAAGTGGGAGCCTGAGAACCCGGATGGTCCCAGTGCCATATTTGCTGATTCTCTAGCTGCTTTGTCTACCGAGATGGAAATGGAAGATGAAGACAAGATGGGAATGCGACGCGCCAAAGAATTCAGCGAGGAGCTGAGAAAAACCTGCCGCGTTCTGGCCAGTAAGGGGTATCTCCTCATCTGTTCCAACCAGATTCGGCAAAACTTGGAAGCCGGTCCTTTCGGACAAAAATACATATCCCCTGGAGGGGAGGCAATTGGATTCTATTCCAGCCTGAGGCTCCGGACATCTAAGCCCAAGCCCATTAAGCAAGAGAAAACTATTGGATCAAAAACCATCTCAAGAATAGTTGGGGTGGAAGTCCAGGTGGAGGTGTTCAAAAGCTCCATCTGGAAGCCATTTCGCTCCGCCTCATTGACCATTCTCTATGACTATGGGATTGACGACATACGGGAAAATCTCCAGTATGTAAAAGAGATGACTGGCGCACAAGTGTATTGCGTGGAAGACGAGAAGCTCAGTAAGTCTCTTGAGAAGTCCATTGCCATAGTGGAGAAGAGGGGCCTCCAAAATGCTCTTAAGCAACAAGTGATCCGCATATGGAATGAAGTGGAAGATCAATTCACTGTAAAGAGATTGCCCAGATTTGCGAATTCATCTGATACAGTTGAGCTTCCCTATGACCCAGGCGAAGAGGAAGAAGAGGAAGGACAGCAAGAATAAGGGTACATCATTTGAGAGAGCTATATGTAGGAAGCTCTCTCTGTGGTGGAGCAATGGAGAGGATGGTTCCATATTTTGGCGGTCACCTGGAAGTGGTTCTTGGGCTAGAGGGAAAAGACCTGATACACCCGGGTGGGGTGATGTGATAGCGGTAAAACCAGAGGGAAAAGGTCTCACCGATTGCGCTGTAATTGAGATCAAGCGTGGATACAAAACCCCTGATTCCATCTCTGACAATGCTCGAGATAACGGAATTCTGGTTAAGTTTCTGAAAGATTTGGAACATCTTTGCTTTGATGAAGCACATAAGCGATATCCCATCTTAATCTATAAGAAGGATCGGGGACATGAGATGATATGCCTTCCGGCACATATGGCTTCGGACGCGGGGATTGTGTCCTTCATTTCCATTCGAAGCCAGGCAGACATTCCGGTTGTAATTTTGTTTAGTCCAAACTTAACACTATCTTATGCGATAATGAAGCTGGACGATTTTGTAAACAACGTTTTTCCCGAGACCATTTCGGTAATGAAATGAAACTTGTTCTCCGAAACTTCCAGAGTCATAATCACTCCGAGATTCAAATCCCTGCTGGGATCACTGCTCTCCTTGGCGATAATGACTCGGGAAAGACCGCAGTGGTTCGAGCCTTAAGGTGGTTGTTTTGGAATCGGCCCAGTGGTGAATCATTCCGGTCTCACTGGGGAGGACCAACTGAAGTTCTACTTAAGACCAATCACGGGTGGGTCTCAAGGATTCGGGATGATAAACGGAATGTATACGTGATAAATGGACAAGTCCTCAATGCTGTGAAGCTCCAAGTGCCCCGTGAGATTTCTGATTTCTTCAAAGTGGACCGAATCAATTTTCAGTTCCAATCCGATCCACCATTCTTGCTGGGAAGTTCACCCGGAGAGCGGGCCAACTACATTCAGAAGATCACCCGTATGAATGTGATCTTCATAGCTGAAGATCTCCTTAGACAGAAGATCAAGCGGCTAAACGCTGACATAGTCCACTTGAAATCTCAAGCCGAGGCAATATCCATAGAATTGTCTCGATACCCGGACCTTCTTCAGATCTACAATGAGATACAGAGGTTGAAACGAAAGGAAGAGAAACTGGAAAAGTTAAAACAATCCTTAAACAATCTCACCCGAAATATAGAAGATCACTACAAGATCCAATATGAGATACAGACCTTGAAGGTGTATATGAAACTGTCCAAGAGGATTAGCAGATTAGATCAAAAAATTTCCCAAAAGGAAGACCTGATTCAGCGTTATAATAGACTTGGAGGCATATTGAACGAATTCAGGAGAGTGCTATCAGACCTTAACAAGACCAAAACCACTCTTGATCAACTGAAAACACGATGGAATGAGATTCTTCCAGAGGTTTGTCCGATATGTGGCCGTCCACTAAATTCGAGCATTTATCCAAAGATGTAGCTAAAATTCTGTTCAACCGGAAGCTGCCTCCGCGGGTGGATGCTATACTGACCGCAGATTGGCACCTGAGGGACTCAATTCCAGCCTGTCGAACTGAGGGGTTTCTTGATGTGCAATGGAGAAACATGGAGGTGGTCTCGGCTCTCCAAAGTCTTTATGATTGTCCAGTTTTGCACGCTGGGGATCTTTTCCATCACTGGAGATCTTCTCCAGAGCTAATAGCAATGGCGGTAAAGATGCTTCCCAGGCAATTCATTACCATCTATGGCAACCATGATCTACCTTATCATTCCTTCGCTCACAAAATTAAAAGTGCCCTTTACGTCCTTGAAGTGGGGAGGCATGTGAAAGTTGTCAACGGTGTGTATTGGGAAGCGGAGCAAAGAGAGAAGATACCGCCGGATCCCATCGACATTCATGGAAAGAGAATCCTCCTGGGACACTTGGCAATACGGACTCCTGACTATGAAGCAGTGTGGACGATGGGTGAAGATGTGATGGGTGTGGATGAAGTGTTCGAAAAATATGATTTCGACATAATGGTAACTGGGCATTATCATCTTCCATTTCGGATATGGAGAGGAGAACGGCTTTTGATAAACACGGGACCTTTGACCGTTCAGGCTTTAGGACCTTTCCTCAATCCTCCCAATCCATCGGTGTATTTGCTAGATGTAGAAGGGGGGAGGCTGGTAGAGATGGAAATTCCTGAACCGCAGGATACTTTCGCACTGAGAGAAGACAAAGCTGACGGGATTGACAGTAAACTGATAGATGATTTCGTTCAATCATTGTCAGAATTACGAGGTCAGGTGGATGTCGATTCCAACATAGATCAACTTCTCAAAATCATTGAAGAGAAATATCACGTTCATCCACGTGTCGTCCGCATCCTGTATGATTTATTCCGAGAGGCACAGGAGTCGATCGATGGGAACTGAAAAAGAGCTTCTTGAATTGAAAGAGAAGATCAAAAATGCCGAACTCCAGTATTTCAAGCTCGAGGGACAGCTAGAGGCGATCAAGAATCAGCTTCTCAATGAATGGGGATGTAAGTCAATCGAAGACGCCGAAAAGTTGGCCGAGGAATTCAAAGCGTCTATTGAGGAATTGTCAAATTTGATCTTCAATGAATATAGCCGAATCCTCTCTAAGCTGCAATTGAGCCCCCAGGAGGACACCAGTGATGAAGAAGGCTGATGAATTGGAGATGATTTGGAACCGAATGGACGCTGAGAGGAAACGGTTGGAAAAGGACCTCCAGATGTTAGAAGAGAGAAGAGGACAGTTGGAGGAAGAGTTGACTTATCATAACGCAGCATCCGAAGTGTTGGGGAACCTGTCTATTTTCCTCCAAGAACATGCTCAAAAGAATTTGTCCACACTTTGCACTAAGGCGCTGAAAGCAGTGTTTGGTGTTGATTATGACTGTAGACTGGAGTTCGTTCGGAAGCGTAACCAAGTGGAATGCTACCTTCAGCTTATATCGCCAACCACTGGATCCATCTTGGATCCCGAAGACCAAGTGGGCGGTGGGGTGATAGACCTTTTGTCATTTGCGGTAAGGATGGCTTGTTGGTCTATGTCTAGTCCCAAGCCTGAACCATTCTTTGTTTTAGATGAACCGTTTAGACAAGTATCCGAATCAAACATCGAGCGAGCTGGAGAATTCTTGAGAAGGATATCCGATCAACTGGGAGTTTCCATTCTTTTGATAACGCATTCGGACCGCTTGGCACAGGTGGCGGACACAGTATATTTAATAGAGAAGAGAGATGGGAAATCAATTGTTCATAGAATTTGAGCGCAGGAGACTGTCGGCTTCAGCCGACAGAGGAATGCGCTCTTGACACCTCCTTTCTTGTATAGTAGACTTTCAATGGGTTGAGTAGCATGCAATTGACTGCTGTAATCAAGCTCCTTCCAGATGAGATCCAGGCTCAAGCCCTGTTGGACACTATTCGTACTGTAAATGCAGCCTGCAATTATGCCTCCCACGTGGCTTTTGAGCAGAAAGCTTTTGGTCGGAAGAGCCTCCACGCCCTGGTCTACCGGGAAATACGAGCGCGTTTTGGTCTCCCTGCCCAGCTTGCTGTCCACGTGATTAGCAAAGTAGTGGACACGTACAAAGCAAAGGGGACACGCAAAGCCGTGCATACCTTCCGGGAACTGGGCGCTGTGCGTTACGATAGTCGTATCCTCCGTCTGAAGGTGGAGAAGCGTCTGGTCTCCCTTTCCTCCCTCAGAGGGCGCCTCGTAATACCGTTCGCCGCTGGAGAGCTCCAGCTTCGTCTTCTTCAACATCCGACACGAGAGCTTACCTCTTGGCTCTTTACACGTCAGGGAAAA